GTTCATCGTGACGGAGTATGATTGTCTCGGCTTTGAAACTTGTGGACTTTCCTCGGTCTGCAGCCAATGCTTGAACCAGCTGCATTCAATTATCGGATGGAGTGGTGTCACATCAAGCCAGCCTTTACCGGCCTCAAACATCTCCTCCAAAAACAACTGCACTGCTATAGGAATGTGGTACAGTTGTTGGAAGACGACGCGTGTTTCATTTGAAATAGGTCGGTACCAATCACGCAAGCTCTTAGTGAAAGCTTGCTCAATAAACCGGCGTTTCCACAGATCCACACACTGTGGGATTCTGGGTTTTGACCACCAGTTACGCTCTTTACCAGCCAAATAACGGCCCCATGACTGAAGAAGCGGGCAGCCACGGTATTGGTAGGCACAGGAAAATCCTTTTGCCGTACTAAACTCGTCTTTTTCCCGCTCAGTCAACGGCGTCGTCACATGCATCCAGCCGGACGTCCCAATGACCCAAAGTGGATCTGTCATTAGCGTTTTGGTTTGAGTATCGAAGACCTGACCGCAAAATGAAGCAAGATTTATATTCTCCTTGCGGACCATTTTCAGTTCAAAGCCTAACTCAGCCGCTCTCGCCACGTAGCCTGATACATCGCATGAACTCGGTATACTGAAGAGACCATCGTCTCCTTCAACCAGACAACAGGTATTGGGACCCAAGTCGTAACCCAACTCATGCAGGATAAAGCCATTAACCATAAGATTCGTAAAACCATTCCCTAATGACGTGAAGTTGTCTCCAGACATTCTACACGAGGGTATGTTACATCTAACGGTACGAAAGTTAAGCGCTTTATCAGCAGCAATAAGAGATTTAACGATGGGCATTAACCATACTGGCGCATTCTTAAAGACATGCGCATACAATTGCCATTCACACGACATCATCACTACGCGGTTTATGCTCCCTTCGAAATTGGTAAAATCTGTCTCTAGATAATGGTTACCAACTCGGATCAAAGAAAGCACCGCATCCATACGCTGATCAGGGTCAATCACTTTCATAAAAAACTTACCAAGGGCAGTATGATGAAGAACATAGTCTTCCAAGCGGGAAAAGTACGGGCCAACGAGCATCTTGACAAACTCGTGCGGGCCCTGAATACTCCTTGGACACTTACCTTCAGCTAAAAACTCCCTCTTTATGAACGACTTCTTGACCCCGTACTTACCATGCACTACGCCTTCAACGATTCTATCAAATTCTGATAACAAGCGTGGGAAAACCTTGCGGTAATGATCCCGCTGTCCTCCTGTCAGATTAGCACGCTGTAACCATTCAAAAAACTCAGACTGATAGTCGTTAAAAATAATCGGCCTCGTAGTATGGTAAACTCGTTCTCGAACGTAGGACCTAAAACGAACCATGACAAGACCCTTCACCTCTGGCCTCTTGCGCGCAAGCCTGCCGGCTATCGCGCAACACACGCTGCTGGGCCGAGAGATATCCGTGGTATATGGCACGAAACCAAATGCGCCTCGTGCTAAGGTTTGGACGTTAACTCGTATTTTATAATTACAAGAGCGAACCTTTAATTTATACTCAACCACATCAGATACCTTCTTCACGAATTCCGGGTGGGCCAGACCGGACCAGCAGCGATGTACCTCCCTTAGTGCTGGGAGAGGCCCCCGGACTGAAAACCCATCTTATAGAAAGAGATGAGTTGGTCTTGCGCCATAATGACGGCCAAGAACCTTGATCCACGGATCAATTCAGCTTCCGGTGACTTCCGCCCAACACCAAGGGAGGCTGAGATGGACGCCAAATACACGTCCACCTCAGATTCAAGGGCATCAATTTTCGTCCCCTGAACTACAGGCAACAATTGAGAAATCAAACGCAAAGATGCATGGAACTTCAATTGTTCTACAACGTCCTTCTCTATGAAGAAGGCTCTAAACGTCCTGGTAATGGTTGCGCTTATAAGGGAGTCATCCAAACAAATCAAACCAGTGGTCTTATGTTGATGCAGCCGAACGGCCCATTCGTCATCATCACCAAGCTGGACACGAGTGATGCAACACTGATACTTGTAAGGGTCCTTACCAACCAGGCCATAAACCCAGGAACCGATCGCGCCGACGATGGCACAAGCTCCAACCATCCCAGCCACACGCGGAGCGCCAAACTTGGCTGCTACGACGATAGCCACAAGGAAAAAAAAGAATAAAGAAAAGGTGAAGAGTGAATTCAAACCCATCTGCGAGACGAAGTCTCCGAACAACTTCTGAGAAGGGGGCTGCATTTTGTAAACAAAGTTCCGCCCCGTCAAATAGTCACAATTAACGCAAGGTGCAAATGCGCTTGGTTCCGTACAGGCTCCAAGATAGCGACTATTATTAGTGGGTTTTGAGAATGGGATCACTTCATCTCCATCTGGCGAAGCAACTGCCACATGCGTTTGGACAGAAGAGGATGAGACACTCCGACGAGTGTGATCATCGATCCACTGCACAACCGTTGAAAAGCACAGTGCCGGGTCGGCGCTACCCAGCACGCTCATTGTAACTGCAATATCCCTATCACCGCACACAAGTTGATATTTATTAATAGTCAGGTCGGAGCGAAAGTCCGCTGCAACGACATCAGCACTAAAAGGCAC